CTAATAATGTAATACTAACAATTTGAATTAACAAATGCCATGGTGCTAATGCTGGGAACCAGTTTACAATTCTATGTAATAAGAAAAAACTTAGGAATGATCCTACAATGCCAGCAATGAGGATTGCGTGAACAATCCACAGTAACAAGCTATCAGGAACCCACGATAACATCCACATATTAGGCGCCTAATACTTCACAAGCATGATTATAATGCTTGATACGATCTTCTAATCCTAATGTGCCGCCGTTAATACGTTTTGTTAATGTTAACATATCACCTTTGTCTGCCCACTGGTTTAAGTTGTTAGCTTCCCAAAACCAAGCCGCACTTTGTACACAACCTTCAAATGTTGTTAAGTGTTCGCTGGCTTCGTCTAAGCTGATTTCTAAACTTTGTGCGTAACGGGTATAGTTGTCTTTACCTGTCAACTGGATTAGACCACGACCACAAAACTTCCATCCATCACCTGATTCTTCTGGACCATTGCCCATACGATTTGCGTATGCTCTATTAGCAATCTTTTCTGGTTGATTAGCGTAAGCATTGGCAACGTCCATACTAGGAAAATATTTAGGCCATACTTTAGTAAGACTTGCTGCCTTGTAGTTTAAATTTTCTTTGATAGCACGATAGCCCCCTGACTCGTGTGCTGTCTGAGCTAAGAAAGCCGCAACACGTGGAACAGTATCGATATCATAATCTGGAAGAATTTCACAGATTGCCTTATACCAATGGTCGGCGTAAGGGTTGTTACCAATAATTGCTGTGAATTTTTCTTGGGTAAAATTAAATTTAAAATCGCTCATCTTATTTCCTTTTAAGTGCAACAGCCCATCCGCTGTTTTCAAATACAAACGTATCGCCAATTTTAGTAATGTTATAGTTGCCAATGAACTTGGTTAAGAACATAACTTCGGCCATTGAGTTACCCTCCAACATTACTGGACCTTTGACACTCTCATATACTTGTTGTCGTGTACCGCTTGTTATAATATCAAACGATACTGGATCTTTCCAAATACGTTTAAAACTAATTGATTCGTCAACCACATCAACGTTGTCAGCATAGCTAGTGCTAAAGAATCCGCTAAAGCTATCTAACTTGTGGCGCTCTGTAGCAACTTTATAAGCATCACCGTCTGTTGGGATAGTAGCTGATAAATTTTCTTCTGTTGCTGCCTGACTTCTAAAACTCTTAAAATAACGGAATCGAAATTTATCAATACCAGTTATTTTTTCAATGCCGTCAAGCATTTCTCTAATCTGTTCTGCTACATGACGCCCGCGCTCAAGTTCAACAAATACTTTATAAGTGCCGTCGTCTGTTTCTCCAGGACTACAATCTGCATCAAGTACAAATGAGTAACCCATTTCAATAAAATTTTCTAAGTCTTTTGCAGGATCTTCGTGGTCAACAGTAAAGCTCAATGTAACAACATCTTCATCGTCACCAATTTTACTTTTAAAACTATCAACTTCAAAGGTCTTTTTAACAAAATGTCTTAGGTCGTCAGCGTGTAAACTCATTAGCTATCCTTAAACTGTTGGAGCAGGTGCCGCGCCCGCTGGTGATGCCGCAGGTGCCCCGCCAGCAACAGGTGCCGCTCCAGCAGGAGCAGATGGTGGAGGTGTTGCTCCAGGTGCAGCCGAGCCTTCTTTTGGTGCGTCGCTACCTTGAGCTTCGGTCTTCATCTTATCCATGTAACCTTTGTACATGTCAAACGCAATCTTTTTAGGCATAGCAATTTCAACAATCCAAATTGGATTATGATCAAGTTTACCTTTCTTTGTTCCTGGACGTATATCGTCCGGTGTGCGAATTTTACGAGGTTCCACTAAGTGGCTCTTTTCGTACTTAACTTTACAACCTAATTCAGTTAACCTTTTAGCCGCAGTAGGGTTAGGCATTTTTCCAGCTTCCCACATAAACCCAACAGTGATCCAATGGCGATCAACACGTGGTCCATAGGCTAACTCGCCATCTTCCCAATTTTCGTATACGTACATATCCATCTCATCTAGCACACGCTCGAAATCTTTAAGCACAGCTAAACTAGTGTTATTTTCGTACAGATCGTCAATGTTTTTAATTACGTCTAAAATATCGTACATGATAAGTCCCAGAATTCTTTATAGTATATTTAGCACATTTCAATTAAGGCTAAAACAATAACGTATCAGTTAATTATCTGCAATAATCAGTAAATAATTGTGTAGGACCTCTGTAGTAATCAGGGCGGTCGCTACAAGTCCTGCTTTTACAACAAAGAGTAGGAGAAACAACTAGATGACAAAAAGAGTGAAAAAACGCTTTACATCAGACGTTAAGGTAATTGATTTTCAACCATATCTTCCGCAGAAGAAGCAACGTGTCATTATCAGCGCACGTAACGCTAATCAAAAAGAATACTTGAAAAAGCTCCAGGATGAAAATACTAATATTGTGCTTGCTATCGGCCCAGCCGGTACAGGTAAAACAATGTTAGCGGTTCAGCATGGCATAAAGTTATTCCAGGAAGGAATTGTTGATAAAATAGTTGTTACAAGACCCGCCGTTTCAGTAGACGAGGATCTAGGATTTTTGCCAGGGACGCTAAATGAAAAAATGGCTCCGTGGACTCGTCCTATATTCGACGTTTTCCAAGAGTATTATCAAGCAAAAGACATCGCTAAGATGTTGGAGGAAGGTGTTATCGAAATAAGCCCACTTGCATACATGCGTGGCCGCACGTTTAAGAATGCATATATTATTGCAGACGAGTGCCAGAACACAACAGTAAATCAAATGAAGATGCTACTAACCCGACTAGGAGAGGGCTCTAAGATGGTAGTCACAGGAGATTTAGCCCAGGCAGATAGAATGAATGATAATGGTTTAATTGATTTCTGCAATTTACTAGCAGGAAAAAATTTAAAGCATATTGATATAATTGAGTTCGATCATAGAGATATCGAACGACATCACGCTGTTAAGGAGATCCTATCGATTTACGGTGACTCATAAAAAAAGGGCTCTTAGGAGCCCTTTTGTTTACAAGTTTGCTAATCTAATCAGTGTAGCCGCTAAATTAATTTCAGGATCAATTACAAGGGTATGATCAACAAGCCCTTGCTTGATAATTAGGATAGCTTTATTTTGTGTAGCTTCCTCGCCAAAGATTACGATATTATCATACAACCAACGATAAACTTCTTCCATTTCTTCTGGACGGATTTTGCCACATAGCAGTTTACGTGCATCTTGTACTTTGCCTGCTTTAAACAAATCAATCATTTCAAACTTCCAATCAGCTTCACCTGCGTCACCTTTGTTGGGCGGTGCAAGTACACCTTCATGTACGTTTTGTTGCACCATGTTGATACACTTACGCAAGTCTGGGTAAGTTACTGACACATAATCTGCAACTGATGCAATATCATATTCAACTTCTTCACGAGCAAGAATGGTTTCAACCCGCTTGATAAATTCTTCCATATCAGTTTTTTCAACGTGGAAGCCTTGGCAACGTGAATGTAATGCTGGAATAATACGGTTAGGATAGTTACAAGTAAGAATAAAGCGTGATGTAGTGTGATATTCTTCCATAACACCGCGAAGCGCCGCTTGAGCATTAGGCGACAAATAATCTGCTTCGTCTAATAGCACTACTTTAAATGGACTACCAAACGGAATCATTTGTACAAAGTTAACTACCTTATCACGCACATCTTCAACTGAGTTAGTACGTGATGCGTTAATTTCAAGAATATCATACTCATTAATTTCAAGCTCATTAAGCAATACCTTGGCAATAGTAGTTTTACCAATACCGGCACTACCGCTAAACAGCAAGTGAGGGATTGATTTATCTTTGATCCAAGTTTCGATTTGTTTACGCTGATGCCCGTCTCTAAACACGTACTCTTTAATAGTATTCGGGCGATACTTTTCTACCCATAATTCTTTCATTTAATTTACCTTATCAATTCCAAACAAGTTGTCTGTTTTAACATGAAACACTGAAAACCTTAACGCTTCACTAATAGTAGCAAAGGTCTTTGATGTAAGGGGTCCACCGGTCATATAATATCTTACTTTATACATTCTTCTTTACAAACGGTTCTAAATCAGGTGGAACCCAACCTACAGGCTTGAGCACCTTGCCATCTTCACGTTTACGTACTTTACCATCTTCACCAATTTTAGCAAAGTTAGTTTTCATAACTTCTTTCCAAGCACCCTCAGCATCTGCACCCATAGAATGTAGTGCGCCAATAGTTACGACAAGAATATCAATCAGCGCATCGACGATTTCTACATTGTCACATGCCTTAATTGCGGCTTTTAACTCGTCATTGTATTCTTCTTCAATCAAATTAACGTATAGATTAAACTGTTCAACGTTCCAGTTGTCAGTTGTTTGATCACACGCTTTCATAAACTTTTCTTGATCTCTAAACGGGTTCATACTAGTTCCTCTAAAATTCCCATTGCTTCTGCGGCAATGAAAAATGCGCCGGCACATATAAGCCAAGCAGTCATAATAGCTGGATCAAATCCTGCTAATGCTAATGTAACACCTGCTGTAATACGCAGGAAACTTTTTACAAGGCTAACATAAAAATGTCCTTTGCTTGTATCTTTGGGTTGAATTTCCATAGCCTCTCCTTTTGTATAGTATACAGGAGAGAACAGGGCAATGCAAGCCCTGTTTACTCAAACGTTACCTAAATGATCAATAACGAGCAAAATCTTCTGGACGATGTTGTTGACTTTGAGTTACTGATACAAACTCTCCAAACTCTGGACCTGCTGGTCTTTCGTCTGCCGATAACATAACTCCACTTGGATCTACTCGCCAAATATTAAATTTAGTGCCATCGTCTTCTTCTACTTCAAGACCACGTGTCCAACGACCGTGTTCTACAAGAATCCATTCACCAACTTTAACTTCAGTTTGTTCTGGTCCTACTGCAAACACTCGAGCCCAACGTGGTTTAACACCTTCTGATTTGCCGTCATCGCTAGGAATAAAGATGCCGCCAGCTGTATATTGCTCACCAAAATTCATATCTCTAACAAGGATATGTTTATGGATAGGTCTAAGTTTACTTGCTACTGCTCTCATACACCACCGGTTGGGTCTTCGTTAGCAACATTACGATTAACTGATTGCGCTGGCAATCCGCCATTTGCTACTGGCTGTAAAACTTCTTCACGCTTGCGGATAATAGTGCCGCCTGGCCCTAATTCGTCGCCACGAGCATTAACTTTAGCATTACCTACTGCTACAGTCATTTCATTTTGCATAATTAACTTGTTCATATCGATCTCTTTCCCCTGCATACTACGGTGAACGGATCTTTGTTGTTCTTTCATTGCCATATTAATCTCCTCGATTATACTAGTACTTATCTCAGGAATTCCTGCCAGTCCAAATTATATTTAACGCTATCAACGCTATGTACGCCTAATAAGAATAGCACGTAACTAGCAACACTACTTCCACGTCCTAGTCCCCAAACTACGCCTTCTTTTTCACAAATATCTACAAAGTATTTGAGCCAGCGTAGTAAATCTAACATATTGCGTTCTTTGAACGCTTTTAGCTCATCTAATACTCTTTGAAGATTGCCAGCTGGGCATTTGCTTACAATGACATCCTCAATATCTAAGGTCTTGTATTCATCGGGCATAAACCAATCTGTTTGGAGTGTTGCGTCGTATTCTTTAACAGGAAGATCGTAATCATCTAATGGAGGCCAAAATTGTAAATCAGCTTGCTCTTGTAAATTCTTAGTTTCTATTCCGGACTCGACAAATATGCCAGAAGATAACAGTTGCCCTTTATATAAGGCATCAAATAAATCTTGCTCGTTGAAAATAGGATTTGAGTATTTGTCTAGGCGCATAGCCTATAGTTTAACTTACGTTGATAAGTTTGTCAAGCCCTTTATCACGGTTTGACATCATTTTTTGGTATTCTGCGGCTCTGCGTGTGCTCAAAGCATCTTTGTAAGTATCTAATACTAAGGCAATTTGTTGTTGCAACTCAAAGTTGTGAGTTGAAAAATATTTACGGGTAAGCTCGTTTATCTTGTTTTCGAGCTCACCGTCTTTTAATTTAGCCAAGTCGCCGACTAATGGATGCATTAATATTCGCCTAAATATCTTACATAAACAGTAGCACCGTGATTATATGACCATGCTTCAATCACTTTGTGATGTTGATTACTGTTTAGTGTTAGTGCAGGAAATGACGCTTCATATGTTAGCACTCCTGCGTTTTCTGTCGATAGTGTTGCAGTTCTAGCAAGAACGCCGTCACTCTTTAAATGTACACGGACCATGCCCCATTTGTTGTCAGTAGGCCAATTTCTAAACGTTAATGTATAATTACCAGTTAGACTAAAAATTTGTAACGGCCCGTTATTTAAATCAATATCTACACCAGCAAGGATAGTACCAGCATTGCGTACAACACCGCTAAACTGTTTAAATACGCCGTTACTAATTGTGCTACCTAGCATGTCGTTAACAACCGTAGCGTTGGTTACTAGATCAGCTTTTAGGACAGCATTAGTTTGTAATCCTGTAATTTCAGTTTTAGCAGTTTCTAGGGCAGTCTGAATTGCACCAAAATTGGTACGGAATCCTTGACTGTCATTGTCCTGTCCTGCTACTGGGAAAGTTGGATCAATCCCTGTGTAATTTATTGCGCTTGTCATACTGTTATCCTATCGTTTCTAAATACAAGGTATTTATCCCCTATTTCATCCTTGACAGAATCAATTATGTATCTGTCTGCTGTAAAATCGAGTAATTTAAAATCAAACCCACTGTGTTTGATATTAAGTAAAATATCAGCACCTGTGCCTACTTTACAGTAGCAAAGCGGTACTGCTAGTTGAAAATCTAATTCTTGTTTTGTGCCTGGCTGAATACTACGCATCCATAACGGCAAATAATTGCGTTCTGATTGTAAATGTTGAAAATTATCACCTACACGTTTAACACTTGCTTTTAATCGGTCGCGCCAGTTGCTAATACTATTAGGATAGTATACATCTATAATATTATTAGAAATTTGATATCCAATTTGATTAATTGTAAGTGTTGGATCAGGGCGAGAGCTACTTGCTCCAACCGCTGCCATTGCATTTAATCCTTGTTGCTCAATTGCAGTTATTCCGTCAAATGTATCTACACCTGCTTGCCAAATATTATTGCCGCTGTCAATAGTTATAGTTGTTGGCTGAGCACTACCTCTTGATAGTTTATTAGGTAGTCTGTTTCCGTTAGGTTCTAAAGGATCGATCATTTCAACATAAATTACTTCATAAACTTGAGTGTTAGTTCCTGGAAGTACCGCAGTTGCTTTTTTAATATCTCCAAACTGGAAACGTTTCTTCTTATGGTTTAAACCTATAGAATTAATGTATGCGGCCGCTTCGGTAGTTTCGATACCAGCATACACAATCATAGACAAATCTGATTGTACTCCAAAGTTTGGATCATTTGGTCTATAAATGTTTAGTGGAGTAAAAATACTAGTGTTATTAATAAATTCCTTCCATGCAACTCTTTGGTCAGCTTTTAAGAACGGTTTTGTTTTTAAATTACTGAATACAATATTGTTTGGAGTTACTACACTAATTTTAAATGATTTACTAATTGCACTATAGGTTAATTGATCTTTAGCTTTCACGGTAAAGATATAATCTCTATCTACAGTTGTTTTTTCAAGATCAAATGTTGTGCCACCCATGTCATAATCAAACGAGGTCAATCCGGCAGCACCAGTAATTGGGTTTTGATATTGATTAACCTTGCCAACAATTTCACCGTCAAGATTTAAAGTTAGCCCTGGCGGTAGTCTTCCACTTTCTAATTCATATAATACTACGCTGTCCGCAAAACTGCTAACTGCTTCAATGCGAAGTGTACTGACAAAATTAGCGTTGATATCACCTAAGTTATAATCTGTAATCCAGTTAATAGCACTTTCAACTTCACCGATGATGCTAACAGTAAACACTCTAGGCGAATATGCATACTCGCCTTTAGGAGTAAACTTGCTAGCGGTTACTGTAAATTTAAAACTTTCAGTAATAGCTGGTTGATAAGGAATAACACCATATATTTCCGCAGTAGCAGGATCAAATTTTAATCCTGGCGGAAGTTTTCCTAATCCGCCAATATAAAAAACTTGGCCATCTGAATAGACTACATTATCTTCTAACTGATGATTAATTGTTAAACGATATTGATTATGCCCTAACGATGTAACATGAGTAATTTGATAACGTTGTTCAGTGGCACCTGCTAGTCTATATTCAAATGTAAACCATTGCCCAACAACTGGAACAGCATCTGGATTGGCAATAGTAACTGTAGTTGCTCCCGGAATGTTATCAGGATTTGCTTTACGCATTAGCGTAGTTGTAATATCAGCGTTAATTGCATCCAGAGTATAAATTACATTTTCAGTGTCATATGTATCTAAAACTAAAGTGACATAATTGTTAGCACGGTATGTTCCTAAATCTGATTTAGTTAACCAGAAAGGACCTCGTAAATATGTCAAGTCAGCTGTGAATAATCCGTTGGCATCTAGTAATGTAATATTGTCAGCACGGAAATAATCATCAGAAACTACAAATATCTTATATCTACGTTTGGCAACACTATCCCCATCCGTTACAGTTACAATAAATTCAAAGTTTCTGTTAAGGTGTTTTGGTGTTTTAGAGTCTGCACTAAAGTCATAAAACACAGTATCATAGATATAACTATCATATCCGTTGGTTGGTCTATAGCCAAAGTCATACGCAACTTTATCAAAGTATCCAGTGTCGTAAGCACCATTTCCATCTTCAGGTTGTAGTGCTAGTGTAGGTTGAATAAATCCAGTAATACGCCCTTCTTTGGTTAATATTAAACCCGGCGGCAATTGACCTTCACCGGATGCAATAAAGTAACTTAAGGTTTGTCCTACCGCAGTATCTTGATCGTATGCTTCAACTTGAAAGTCAACAAAACTTTTATCTAATACAAAATATTGTCCGGCAGTTACAACTGATAGTGCTCCTGCAGGTGTAACAAATTGTGGAGCATTGGCACCTTCTATAGTAATTTTAAATGATCTATCAGCAAATGCAGTTGGTGTTGATGCACGTATACAAAATTCGTAAATTGTTTCTCTCGAAACTTCAGCCGGAGTGCCAACTATAAAATGGTCATCGATATGTAGTCCTGGCGGAAGTTTTCCAGAAATTACTTTAAATGATAACGCCGCAGGCAATTGTGAAATAAGGGGTAATGGTAAACATACACCCCATGAATCACTATCTAGTTCGGGATTACGATTTGATGGACTACCGCCAATATTTCTAATGCAAGTATAAAACTTATTATTATAATTTACATTATTGCCTTTTGTATAAGACGTAGTAGCAGACCAGTCAGATGCTGAATTGTTTGTAGGTTTGAATATTCTGCCGCGTTCCTGAAACGTGCCAAAAGAGTAACCTGATCGTTGACTCCATATAGCTAAAGCCATGAATATTATCCTAGTTTATACCATGAGGTATTACTTGCTCTGTAAACGTACTTGAATCCGGTTCCGTAATTAACTGCGCCTGCGAAAGTTGGAACAACAGTTCCAGTACCTACCGCTAGTGTAGTATTATTACTATGTACAATAAACTCACATACCTGACCATCAACTGGGGTTGTTGGCATGTTTAATGTAACAGTTAGCCCACCATTGCCTACTAGTAGTAAATTATTGCTAGTAGTTGTGCTAAGGTTTACTGTGCTTGATGTTGTAATAGTAGCATAGTTAGGGCTGACAATTTGAGTACCGGCACGTTTGAAATTACCTGTGTGAGTTAACAGCCCTGAACTATCAAGTGTTAACCAAAATGTTAATGTACCAGTAGATCCGCTGCCTGTACCAAATATGATTGATCCAGGTACTTTACCTGACGTAATTGTACCATCAACCTTACTTCTAATTGCTGAAGCTACTTTAAAAATTGATCCATCCCATGCGTGGAATTGATAACCGAAGATTTCATCTCCAGACTGTAGTGGTGTAGGGTTAGCAATAGTACCTCTGGCACGTGCCGCAACTTGACGTTGAGCAAAAGTTTGATCATGATATGATCTAAGCTGTACAGCAGAGTTACCGAATCCGGTATCTGGATTTGATGTTGAGTTAACTAATAATGTTCCAGTGCCGCTTTCAGTACTAGCCCATGGCCCAACAATAGTTTTACCATCAGGGAATACGCGGAAACGTGTAGCGTTAATACCTGCACCATCAGTTAAGTTTAAGTTTACCGCAGTTGGCATAATGCCAGTACCAATATTAAATCCTGATGGGGTATATGCATATAAACTTGCACCGGTTTGATAATTGCTACCATCATATCCGTTGAATACAATACCGCCCATTGTGTCTAATGTTTGTATTGGTGTTGGAGATATTTGTGTACCTCTACTACGGGCAAAACTAATATTATTACCAATTGATCCTGGAGCATTAGTTTCAAATGTAACTAATGAACGATTACCAGTACTAGCAGTAACGTTGATAGACGAGTTTGATAATCCAAGCTGTCTAAGATCATTATCCCACAATAGACCAGCAGTTCCGGAAATAGTAGTTCCAGTATCGTGGTAAGTTGCAATTTGCCCAGCTTGTGCGCTAGTAACAGTACCTTTGTCTGGAACAGTTGCTACGATCTTACCAGCCGCATCATTATAAGCAAATGTAATTCCGCTATGAGTGGTTGATACTGTAGTTGTATTTGTAAACATACTGGCAGCGTCGTCTTGAGCTCGCTCAGTCGTATAAAATAAACTAGTTCTTTCGATTAAATCATTTGTATAGATAGGAGCAACTTGAAGTCCGCCAGCAATGCTACCATCGCCAACATATAGTTTTTTAGTGTCAGTTGTGTATAACAACTCGCCTTCTTGCGGAGTTATTGTTTGTCTTTGTAAGTCTGATCCGCGTCGTAATTTTAATGCCATTGTATTCTCCTACCTTAAAAGGTACCTAAATCAAATTGTCCGCCCAAAGGCTGAGTGAATGTTCCAAGGTCTGCATTACCAAAGTCTGCAGATTGCAATAGTGTATGCAGTTGGTCGTTAATTGTTCTAATATCCAAGCCCCAAACAGTTCCTTGTAGATTTCCGCCACCGGTTAATTGTTTACCGTTTAGGTCAAAATTTCCACCAAGTCTTGGAGCAAGATCTTCCTCTACGGCGCCCATTGCTTGAATAAACACAGTAGTATTATTAGAAGTTACAACTGCACCGCCAGCGCCTTGAATCTTTTTTAACTGTAATAAGTTGTTTAATGTACTAGGATTAGCAATAATTTCTTGACCTACGGTACCTACGCTCTGTGCGTTGGTAATCCCTAGCTCAGTATCTAGTAATGTGAATGTATCTTTTACTTTCTTAAAAGCTGTATATAGATCATCGCCCGTCCCGTCGTTAGGATAAGCACCTAAATTTAACTGTAAATTACTTGGAATCGCCATGTTATTCTCCTACTTGTATTTAGTGGTTTTCAAACAATAGCAAATGAGGGCCGCGTACAGGTTTAAGTTCAGCACTTGTTAGTTCTGCACCGTCTCCTTCTCGTAATTTTACGCCGTTTACAAAGCAAGCGCCTTTGACCACGTACAGATAACTAGAGCCAACTGTAATAGTTTCAGTTAATATGCCAGCACTTACAGTCATATCTTGTTTCAATGATACAGCAATAGGGCCAAACTCTGGAGATTTTTCTATGATTTCATAAAAGGGTTCTGTATCTCTGTACTCGTCTTTGGGGGTAATCCATAGTTGTAGATAACGTGCGGGCGACGGCCCTACGTTGGCTTCGGTGTGCCAAATTTCCTTACCACACCACATACGCTGTACTTGCCCCGGAACAGCTCTGCTGACATTACCTAAACTGTCAGTATGCTCCAGTTCGCCTTCTACTAGGTATCCTAGTATATCGTAGTTGCGATGAGGATGATTAGGAACCATATTACCTGGCTGTTGTATGTCATCGTTGATAACTTTTAAATTACCCCAATTCATATACTTAGGATCCCAATAGCTGTTGTTGCTAAATGTTCTGCGACTAACAATCCAGTTGGTAATTAACATACCTCTAGTATCAGCAGGACGTATTTTCATTAGCGTACCCAGTACCAGATGACTTTAGGACTGCCCCAACCTGAAGCGTTATGCCACGGTGCCGGATCCCATCCGTTTGTTGCTATAATACTTCCCCACCATCCGCCGTTGCCTGGCCCGTCTGTGGTTAATATTGCTTGAGCATCGCGACCTAGTGCATACCACGGCATACGGGCTTCTATACCGTCTGCATTGTAATCCCAAGTTAAGTTAGTATCACTTGAAGTACCTGCTGGGAATTTCTGTATTTCTGTGATGTTTTTTCGATAACCGTTGTTGTTCAGGCCAGGGTCACCGACTGTTACGCCACCAACCCAGTAATCAACAAAACTGTAGGCTTCGTTAGCTGTCCAGGCGCCGCCGTTGCGTCCTCTGTAGCCAGCATCAATCATATAGTCAAATCCGCTTGCGCTACGCTTGATATAATCTGCCCATCCTAATATGCTGTATCTTGTAGAAGAATCTCCTGTACTGAATTCAACTAGTGTACTAGGCGGAGTTGTTTGATTGACTAATAGGCCGCCATTAGTATCAGTCCAATCTGGGTAGTTGTTCTGTACAATTAATGTCCAACCGCCACCTAGTGTGGTCATATCACAGTAGACTTGGAATGGTGTGCCGCCGTTGATATTATCATTCTTAATCCAGTATACCCCGTCTGGACTATTAGGATGAGCTTGTTTAATAGCCCAAGCACTTGCCGCGGCACGTTGTTGTGTTGTTCCATCTGGTTTAGGACCACTAATATGATAATCTGCTAGTATTTCACTAGAAGCAAACGCTCTGTTGTAAATTCTAAGTGAAGCAACCTTACCATCCAGGTAATGATCACTTCCCCAGTTACTACGACCAATATAATTGAAATTACGTGTTGTATTGGCTATTGCGTTATTTGTCCCTGTGGCTACTCGCTGACCGTTTATGTATATTGTTCCTGTTGTGCTTGCCTGTACAGCCGCCAGCTGTACCCATTGATTTAAAGGCAGTTGTGTGGCGCTGTATATGTTATCTTCTCCATCTGTACTAAGACAAGGCAGGTTTTGTCCATTGCTATCAACTGATAGTATTACGTTAACACCGCCGGAGCCATTACCAAAATCAAACAGTCTAGCCCAAGTTTGTACAGTTCTAACATATACCCAACCGATAGCAGTCATATTTTCGCCAAACATACTAGTCGGCGGAAAATCAGCATACTGGCTTTGTGTATAATCAAAACTGATACCATCTGTATCAAAACTAGCACCATTGTGTAGAGTTACAGTATGACCCCGCCCGCTAAGATCATACCAAATAGTTCCTGTGCCAGGATAACTTCTTGGATCGTTGGCGTCTATGTAAAATACTAGGTCGTTTCTATAACCGTATAAACTTACGCCTGGATTGATTACTGTACCTGGATTGATAGTTAATGACATATTACAACAATCTCTCTACAGTAATAGAACCATAGTGTGTTGTATCAACCATAGTACCAGGATTCCAAGTGCCCATAAACGTTGCTCGATATATTCTGTTATTGTCGATATCTTGTATACGGACTACAGTATAATCGCCCGGTTCTAGTGCAGATCCTAACAATGCTATTGGGTAGATATTACCTACTTCGGCAGGTTGGCCAGCGGCAATAGCGTAACTGCTACTGTACGTAGGACCAGAAGCCTGTTGCCAACTTTCTACATTCCAGATACTGTGCCATATAGGGTTTCCATTGCCGCCCCAAGCACTACTTATCATACTAGGATATCCAGTAGTCGGATCAAAGTAAAAAGTATAACTGTCAGCAGGTCCTGGTGTTGGCGTATTTGTGCCCCAAGCACTAACTGGTCCAATGGCGGGTACACTATAAGCAGTGGTCTGCTGTGTGCCGTCTGGGAATGTTACAGCACCATTGAACCCAAATCTCCAGTTGTGATCTGTACTATTGCTACTACTATCGGTAGTGGTAGTAGCAATCCATACTCCGCTACCATCACTGCCCATACCAGAATATACATTACTGCTTGGTGCCCAGGGAAACTGAGTACTCATCTCTGTACTAGTGTCACTAACTGCCGCGTAGTACTGTCCTGCTGTAGAGCTTATAAGGTTTGGTATTGTTAGACTACCATCTGTACCAAATGTCCAAGTACGTGTGGTAGCGCCGTCATTGCTATTAATCGTAACAGGACCAGTTCCGGCTTGTGAGTTAATCACACCTGGAACTGTAAATGAACCGTCTGCGGCAAAGTCCCACTCTCTAGCACCACTTGTTGCGTGTGTATAAATTTTAAAACTGCTGGTTCCATCAATAATTTGTAGATTGGTTTCACCAGTGCTTTGTCCGCTGTATAACAAGTTACTGTTTGGAAATACTATTTTACCTTCGTGGCTAAAATTCCAAGAGTGATTATAAACACCGTTGGTTGTTTGTAGTTGTATGTCTGCGGTTGTGATAGATGATGTCAAATTCATACCGTTGCCATCAAAATTGATATAAGTTCCAAACGTACTAGAACTAATAGCAGTATTGTCAGTTAACGCTGTGGTTGCGTGACCAATGAGCAATTCTTCACTGGATGCAATGTACATAGCTCCAATGGTACCGTGACCGCTTGTGCCGCCTGTGCGGATGATCATATCATCATCACTGAATAGCACCGCTGGATTGTTTGCGGCATAGCCAGAGCCAATACCTAAGTCAGTACCAAATGAGCCTATGCTACCGCCTCCACCTCCGCCACTACCGATAGCGTTACCGCCTAATGTCTCACCGTCGTGTAGTCTAAGTCCGTTGGTATTGTCCCAAGTCAACGTACCATTAGGATAGGCCGCGGTAGTATCTGACCTAGTAGGATTGTCGCTTGAGTTAAATCGTTTGAATTGTGCCATTTAATTTTTCCTTAATCTTAGCAGTCAGCTTCGTAGCCGTAGAATATCTTAGCGGTCCATTGTATCATCAGTGTGGCGGCTTGTCCATCCGTGCGCTTGAAACATAAACGCCCGCGAGTCAAGCTGACATCTGGTCCCCAAAGATGTACTGCTTGTAGAGTACTGCTACCACTCATATGTTCAGTGTGCGTAAAAGCATCTCCTGGTTGATAATCGTCGGCTATGTGAATAGTTCCAACTATTGTTCCTTGACTGGTAAAAGCGTGATACTCAATAATAGCACCGCGGAACTGCTCTAGGCCCGATGGGCTGTTGGCCACGTCAAACCATACCACAGGTGTAGTGCCATCAAAGCTCACTGCGGCACCATCGTTGTAGGTGCGTATCTTCCAAGTATGCTCGTTGGGGTTGACCCAATTGCTGTCTACCGCTAGAGGCAATCCGCCTACTGTGGTACCATCGTGCAGGCGTAGTGTACCGTCGGCATTGACTACCAAGGTACCAGCTTGTTCTGCTATTGCTGTGGCATCGCCCTGTAGTTGTGATCCAGTGATTCTTTTGTAGTATGTTGTCATAGGTTAATTCCAGTTATTAGCAATATCTTTCTACCAGCATTGGGTTGATGAAGACTTTTGCAGTCCACATAATGTCCAGTTGTTGTCCAGTGTTGCTGTCAGTTCGGCGAGCTCGTAATCTCATATCATTGTTGTCTGGTGCATTCCATAAATCCAGTGCGGAAAATACAAAATCGTCACTAGTGCCAGGTGTGTTCGTAATAGCAGTTTCAGTATGAGTGACGCTAGTTCTACTAGGGTAGGCATAGGCGTAGGCCATCAAAATAGTACCTACCATTGTGCCATATCCATTGTAGTCGCCGATGCCACTGCTGGTCACTTGGAATTCCATACTTACACTGGTAATCCAGTACTGATTGACACCTAACTGTGTGGCCACATCGGCTACATTAAACCAAGTCTGCGGTGCGCTATCTAAGTTGTTGATACGTTTGTAACCTGACGTATTTCTAATTGAAATTTGGCTGTTGCCATAGTTACCAGTGTTTTCAGTAAAGCCGTTAAATTCACCAAGCACATTGTTACCAGTTTCGTTAACTAATGTGCCATTTGTCTGTAGCGTTACTGTCTTTGTGCCTGCGGCCAATTGATTTGGTTGGATGCCTGAATGGAATAGGGTATAAGTCAATGCGCTGGCGGTAACACTGATGTTATCGCTCAAGGCCAATGTTTGACCGCCGCTAGTGGTAGCAAATGTGCTGTCCACTGAAGTTAGGGTCACTGGAGGATTAGGCAAGTATGTAGAAGTCAGTTCGTAGGGTCCAAGAACTAGATCACTACCTGAGGTTGTTATCTGTGCCACAACACCTAATTGATTTGAAGGATATGGCGTCATTGGAATCAGTGAAGCACCTACCAGCAAATTGGTTCCGTGTATGGCCAACACTTTACCAGTAGTACCAATGTTGTTCCACCAGTTGTTATCAAGCAATAGATTGCTGCCGGGAGCTCCAAGGAACTTTTGCCATAGTATGTTACCATCAGTATCATAGGCTCCAATCATTCTACTGACCAAGGGAATGTTGGCTTGGTTGCTACTGTTATTATAAGTTGTTGCTGAAACATACATATGACCATCTGCACCTACGGTCATACTAGAGCTGACATTGGTACAGCCTTGGCTGGTTTCTCTACTCCATAGGATGCTGCCGTCGGTGTTACTGACTTTCATAGTGATAACACCTTGTTGACTACCACTCTGATTATGCGTGGCCAAAATAGCCCAGTTGCCGTCTCCTAGTAAAACACAGTCAGTAGCTGTGACATCGTGAGTGGTGTCACCAGTGACGTTGACTTTTTTCTGCCAAATGATCCCACCAACTCCCAACTTGACCATTTCAAGATAATAATAATCATCTGTGTTGGATTTGTTAACACCCACCATTAGAACATCACCAGTAGTACCGTTGGCTGCTATGCTGTAGGCCTGCTGATCCCAAGCATCGCCAAATGTAGTTGTTCCCACAGGAGTACTGCCGTCGCTGGATACAAATGCTATGAAGAAATCGTTGTCAGTTCCATTATAGGCAGTACCAGCCACTACTACGCCAGGAAGGTCGGGATTACCGTAATAAACAACCTGCATATTATTGGCAGTTTGTGAGTCTTGTATATCCACTTGCCATATGATAGCACCATTGCTGCCGTCTAATTTCACCAAGGTGTTGTTATATATGCCACCGACTGGTCTCTCTACAACAGCATATATGTTGTCGTCAGGATCACAGCATAGGCTCCAGGGATTAACGCTGTCACCATTGTATAGGTCTTTGGCCCATAGGGTGTTGCCGTGGCTGTCTAGTTTAATGATACTGGATCTAGTTTCGCCACCACCGCTCCACGGGCCTTGAAACATAAGAGCAAATGCGTTGCCTTGACTGTCATAGGCCACAGCCTGTGTGGCAGATACTTTGGTTTGAGATGAAGCCTGTACTGCCCATACTGTTGGATCAGTGCTTGTGGGTCTATAGGCTGTGGTCTGTACTGTGTCGTCTGGGAATACAATGTTGCCGTCTTTGTTAAATGTCCACTGTTTACTCTCGTGGCCTTGTGCTTGTGTATAGATATAAGCGTAGGGATTAGTATGATCACTGTTGTTTAAGTATATTTCTGCTGAACTATTCGAGGTGTTGTTATAGGTGTAAAGATCAACATAGTTTGTACCAATGTCAACTTCAGTGTCATCACCTGAGTTGCTAGTTGACGTTATGTAGATGCTTGAGCCAATGTCGGTGCTAATAGATTGTCCGTCAAATTTAATGTTGCCAGTAGCTCCAACCTTTTCCCAAATAGCAGGTTGTTGCGGAGTATAGTGAATTGTTACTGCATCACCGATTGAAACTGTTGTAGGATCTCCTGACACGTAGGCAATATCAAACCATATATCGCCGTTACCTGAAAGATATCCACAAGCAGTAACAGTTCTAGGACCAGTGATTCCTGGAACTTCTAGTGTAAAGTCTCCGGGAGTTGGATAGTTATATTGATAGTTGTTAAATGTACCAAACAATGTTTGAATGTCTGGTAAGGTTGACGGAGTTATTTGATATGCAAGAAGATGCCCGGCGCTTTGACTGATAGCATAGTCTGTGTTGTTGGTTGCGCTGTAAGTTACTGTACTTGACGCCGCCCAAGTTGTGAGACACAGATAAATTTTACCAGTGTTGTCAACAGCGATTGTGCCCTGGGTATCACCACTTGCTCCTGCTGGATAGCTAACAGTGCGGAATACTACGCCACCACCGCCACCACCTAGTACACTTACACCATTTCGTTTAATATCTCCGCCAGTAGGGATAGTTAAATTACCATCTGCGTTAAAATACCAAGATTTTTGGTTTACTTCTATCTGTACTTGACCAGTTGTGTTGTTATTAGATATCCATACAGGAGATGTACCAGCATGAGCATC